AAACACTGTTGCTTGCTTGTTCTTGAGCAGTTACTAAATGTCCATATCCCACAGTAGGAAGTCCCACTGGATCTTTGTAGACGCTGTATTTTAAACCTTCATGTCGCTTTATAAACTCTATAAGGCTACTACTAGACTTGTATCCCTGAGCAGGTGCTAGGTCCGTGCTGCTGCCTTCATATTTGTATATGGGGTTGCCTTTTTCGTCGTATCCTTGACCACTATAACGCCCAGCCGGTTGTCCTTCACGAGGACTGCCAATAATATCCAAGGGCTTTTCTTGACCGGCTATTATTTGTCCTGCACGCAAGCCACCGTTGCTACCTACTTCAATGCTGCCATTCAAACCAAACACTCGAGCACTGTGGCCAGTGTAAGGTTCGTGATAAGGTAAGCGAGGCATAATAGTATTAATCAAAATATATCTAAACTGTCCATCTGTTATGATCTGCATGTCTTTTTGGTTTAGATCAATAGGTGTGCTGGCAGCACTGGCTGTTGCTCCTACACCTGGAGCAGGTCCATTGATATCAACTCTCGGCGCTTGTAGCGTATAACCACCTGCACTTAAAACCCCAAAATCACCACTGGAAAAATCACGCATGTAACCATTGCTGCGTCTACTAAAGTTTCCATAACTTGTTTGCAACATATCTGTTCCAGCACTGGCATGAATTTGCTTCAAGCTTGTTACATACATGTTTTGCTGTGCATATGCATGGAACTCTTTAACAGCTTCCATTTTTATTACACCACCACCACTGGGCGTGGAACTCACAGGAGTAGGTGTTAGTTCGATACTTTTGTTTACACCGCTTACTACATAACTAATGAGATTTTTGGCGACGTCTTCATCTCGCCTAAACTCCACAACTAACCCGTCCGTAAACACTACTGATGTATTGCTTATTTGACCTGTGCTGGAACTTTGCCAGTTGCCGTTATATGTGTATTGTTCTTGACCAATAATCAAGTTTCCTGCGTTTGTGGGATCAAGTAATATTGCAATATCAGGGATTGGACCTGCTTGTTCATCACGAGCTTTCATAAAAATACTACGGCCTGCTTCGATGTTTACGTCTAAATCTGCTCGTAAGTTCAAACTGCCTTGACTTCTTATACTAATGTCAGCTTGCGCATAGATGTCTATTTCACCACCAGCACTTAATTCCACCCAGTTTTTTCCGTCAACACTGTTCATGTAAACGCAACCAGTGCTGTCATTTACTAACACTTGTGCGCCTTGTTGAGTGCGCAATCTTATAAAGCTGTTGCTGGGATCATCATCAAAAACAACCTGATTACCGCCAGGAGTTAAAAATCCATAAGCACTATTAATTGGATCAGGACGTCGAGCACTGGCGCTTGTTATACCGCGAACAGGATCATTTAATAAACCTTGACGTAGGAGCCCATCTCTCAAAGGCTCAAATTCAGGACGTTGTGCAGTTTCTGCAGGATCACCGTTATATTGATTTCGCTTGTTGTATTCCACCACAGGCGCACCTGCTATTCCTCCATTGCCAGCTATTCCAGGAACCATGTTGTTCATGTTTTGCTGGAACAAACAACCCAACCAAATCCCTTTGCTGCTGTCGCCATTTATAAAAGCAACTATGACTTCGTTGTCTTTGTCAGGGGGGACAAACCACATGCCATAACTTCTTTGACTTGCAGTCCATGATTGGTCGTTGGGCTTGTTGCTATAAACACTTGTAGCCCCAGCAAAGGGGCTACAATAGCTAACTATAAACCAAGAGTTGGGATCTAGGCCGTCGCCGCCAGATATTTCTGGTATCCAAACTCGCAATCTTCCCATGCGGCTGTCATCGTCAGTTTCTCTGACAAACCCAATATACAGTTTATCCAATAACGGAGTACGTCCTTGTGGATTTAAACTGTATTCCTCTGGTGTATCAGTAGTTCTTCTTAGTAAGACCATGTTTAGTATCCTGATACATCACCCATGGGATTTCCCAATGGGGCAAGATTTTGTCGAGGGTTAGCTGGATTAGCAGGTTGTATTTTAGCTTGTTCGGCTTTTTTGGCAGCTTCATCAGCTTTTTTAATATAGCTGTCCATGGCTGTGTTGCCATGTTGGCTGAAAGTATCTTTACAACTAGATAACACTTGTGTAAACCGGCCATTTGCAAATATATTTTTTACTTGAATTACTAGATAAAATCCATCAACAAACTGATTATTTTGTGTAAACTCCATGAACCCTGTTTCAGGGTTAGGAGCTTGTCCGCTGCGGAAAGTTAGATAATACATGTTGTCTCCGCCTATTAGTTCAGCAAAAGCAGGATTTAAATCACCTAACTTGTCAGGAACTGCTCCATCAATATCAATATTGCTATGTCCCATCCACCAAGGATCACCTCGTATCTCTAAATCAATTTTGATCATTTCTTTGTTAACGCTGTCGTAGTTTCCTACTACTGCACCAAACAAGCTGCGACTTTTAGGGTAGTTAATTTGATTTGTACTAAATGTAGGTGTCTGTTGACTGGATGTTCCTTGGTTACCATCAGCTTGGCGAGCTGCATCGTTGGGAATCACTGTATTTACATACGGAAAATCTGGATCAATAATGTCTTGATCCTCTACAAAAAGCTGCTGTTGTGTTTGGTTTACTGCGGAAAATCTTGATTGCAGTTGTTCCACACCGCGCCGCCGTGCTAGAGCTTGAGGATTATCACGAATGATCGCACTGGGTTCTCGGTCGTAAAAATCCACAAAATCCTGTGTTTGCTGGCGTAGATTTTTTTCAGCTTGAGACAGTTCACCTCGTAAATTATTCAGCCGTTGTTGGGATGCTTCAACTGTTTGACTTTGTAAATCTTGCAAACTAGAACTCAGTGCAAGCGTACGTTCATCCCGATATTGTTGAGTTATCATGCGATTGTCTTTAAGACTTTCTAACTCTTGTGTTATTGCTTGAATGCTATTATTCACCCTACCTGCACGATTTTGTGCAGTTTTAAGATCTTGCTCTGCTAGTGTTATCTGTTCAGGCAACGCCTGGTAACGTTCTTTGGCTTTGCGATATTGTGCTAGACGTTGTTCCCATGCACTGGACTTATCATTTGCCAAAGGACCCACTGTTTGATTGCTGTAGTTATTTGTGCCTGCATAAGGAACTGTTGCTATGGCAAAAAAGTTGTTGACTTTTAAATCAAACTTGATAATGTCTAAGTTTAACCCTGTGTAAATCCATTCATATCTTTTTTTGATCCTACCAGTTGTTAACAAAAACTTGAGTTTTTCCATTTGTACGTTGCGTTTTTCCACGGCACGTATTGTGGGAATATCCTCGCCTCTAACTCTTGTTTCCCAATAGGGAACAATGGTGTATGTAACTTTTTCCACATACTTGCCAGCTCTAAAATCATAACCTACATAGTTTACCTTGCTGTGTATTTTTACGTTTTTAACCATGCCGTGAGTTAAAGTTGTAACAGCACCTTCTTGATTTTGTCCACCTTGTGTCCATGTTTTAAACTCATCGCACAAACTGAGAGTTTGATAAACCAAACTACTGAAATCAATACCTTTTGTAGCAGTTACTTGCACAGTGTTGCCTTCAGCTTTTATGTTCATGTTCTTGCTTCGCTGATCATCACTTAATCGTGATTTGTTCATTTGCCAAGAACGCATTTCATTTGGCAGGCGTATTTCATATTGAGCTAGAGGTGCAGTTCCTAGTGCTAAAGTTTCTTGATTAAAGTTAAGGGCTTTTTGAAACTTATCAAAAAACTCACCAACTGTGGTTGCGCTAACTGATATAGTAGAAGATTGCAGATCCAGTTGGTTTGTAAAACCAATTTGCCCATCCATTATGCCTTGTATTTCATAACTGCCGCCACCTTCATTACCACTAAAGTTAATAACAGTTATTACTACTCGATATATTTGATGAAACAATGCTTGAGTAACAGGTGTTCCATTTTCGTTGTAACCTACAAACCATATTTCCACAAAGAATTTTGCACGTTGCCAATTTATAGTTCCAAACTGCTGCGCGGTAGAGTTTAACCGGTCTGGCAAACTGAACCCATAAGGTTCAATTACCTTCATAGTATAACTTACACTTGGCATGTTACGAGTTTCATTGTTTGTTCCAACTAAATTTCTCAATGTAAACTCAGTTATGTTAAACCCCGCAGTTGCGCCGCTTTCTGCTACTACGACTTTTGGTATAGAATCAATAGCTTCTTTGTTGGTGCTTGTTACTTTTTCAGCTAGGCTTTCACTAGTCATCCAAAACTTAATGTGATAGGTATAGTTTGCATATTCGTCTAGCGCATTAGGTTGCATGCTAGCTCTAGTAAGCGCGTCGAAATCAATAGATTCAACCGTTTGCGATACCTTAGCACCTACTCCTGCAGCTTTTGCAAAAGAAACGCCAGCTTGGTCAGCTTGCTGGAGGGACAAAAGTTCCAACCTATTTTTGGCTTCTTGTTCTACTTGGGACAAACCTACCAGTGTAGATTCTGCTCCTAAAACTCCAGCACCAGCTACACCTGTTCGTCCAGCAGCAGCTACTCCTTGATTGAACGCATCAGGTCTTTCTTGATTAACGACAGGGTGTCCTGTATTAACAGGAGTTCCAGATTGTTCAGCTTTTTGTCTTGCTAAATTTTGTTGTCGTTCAGTAGGTGCGCCAGGTTTTACCAACCAATCTAACCAACTCATTACAATAATCCTGAAATACTTGAGTTACTTGGTACAGTAATGGTTATGCCTGGTATCATGTCATATACTGGATCTTGTATTTTATCACTATTATAAACAGAAAATATCCACCACAAACGTGGGGTGCCATATGCGTCATAACTTAATAAATCAGGGCGATACTTGTATTTTTCAGGCAAGATGATAACTGTATCGGCCGAACTTGTAGTTAGCACAGGTGGCTGCCAAAAATCCAAGTATGTTACATACTGGTTTAGTTGTGGTGTTTGTTGATATGGACTACTTGTATTGTAAAACGATTTAATCATATCCATCCTGCTTTTTTCATAGAAACACCAGTTATATAACCACCAGTGCGGAACGTGTCAATGTTCCATTCTCTTAGTTGTTTTGGGGTATGTTGAACTGTCAAAGTTACTGATATATCAAATAAGGCAGGAACACGAGTAGTTTGAGATTGTGGCCCACCTGCTCCGTTAATAGCACTGGGAACAGTTACATAATCGGGATCATTGGGCAATGTTATGGCAAAATTCTTTACAACAACAGGTATGTTTAAAAACATACCACCACCATGTGCATCAAAATATAAAACAGGTGGAGGTGTACCCCGTTGAGGCATAACACTTGCGCCAAAACTCATTTTTGTAACTAATCTTAAAAAATGCAAACAGGCAAGATTGTATCGTGCCTCAAGCTGAGTTTGACTGCTAAAGCTACCCGATACAGAAATCGTAGGGGCGCTTGTTCTGCTGTAAGCTAGAATTTCTTGGTTGGTATGAACAGCATTTAAACTGTCATATTGCACATCTTGATTATATGTAATAGTTGGTGTATAAGGCCAGATCATGCCTCCATAGTTTTGTAAGTTAACCCAAGGGTTGCCTGCGTATAACAAATTATATGCAATACTATTGGGTTTAGCTCGCAAACGGGCACGCAAATCATTACCACTAGGAGCTGGTGCAAGATTATAGTTGCTGCCGTAACCAATTTCTTTAGTAACATCAACTCCTGCAAACGCAGCTTGTTGTGCTAAGGTTTGAAGTTGCTGTTGTTCTATTCTATTAGCTTGTGCTTGGTCAAAACCTTGTCGAAGTACACTTTGAAAATCAAGCCTATCACGAAGTCTATCGTAGCGACTGGGTGCTGCGGGTGCTATATCTGGGACTGATGAAGGTCCAACAACGTCTACCATAAATACAAACTCCAGGTTTGTTATATTTATCATGGTAAAAACCGGCATTTTGACTGCTACAAACTCCGGGCTTATAATCTAAATGATTTTGGAGACAAATATTGACTATAAATGCTGCAATTAAAATCAAATACTTAACGAATCGTGAACTTCTCGAACAGATCCACGCCAGCAAAAATACCTATTGCAGCTACTTGGAAAATATTTACAGCAACTTTGATATTATAACTCACGATTTAAATTTGATTACTAGGGAAACTCTTGAGGCTGCTAAGATAAAAAAAGCAGAACTGCAAACAGCACGTTTGCGGAAAGAAGCACAAGCTCGTGGAGAAAAAAATCCCAGTTATCGCGTAGATCCTGAAAGTTTGGATATTGAGCATGTAGTAGTAAGGCTAATGACTTACGATCACATTCCGCCTCATCCTGTGAAACATCAAACTGGTAAAACTGTAGCAGAAAGACATGTGAAAATAAACTTTCCTGCTTTTCAACATTACGTTTGGTGTAACGACAACTGGCTGTGCGTGGGCAAAAGTCACTGGCGCGGTGGTTTACAAAATGGAGAGTTTTGTAATAATCACGGATATATTACAAACAAGCTGGCTTTTATGTTTATGAAGTTGGTGGAAAAATACAGTAAAAAAGGCAACTGGCGGGGATATTGCGTTGATGATCAAACCCAAGCTCTTACACAAAGAGGCTGGTTATCTTTTGACCAAATAGGTAATGATGATCTTGTATTAAGTTACGATGATGGGCATTGCGAATGGAACCCTGTGGTTGATATTGTCAAACAAACTTACCAAGGTAATGTTTATCATATTACGCATCCTACTTTAGATACAATGATAACACCAGGACATAAGCTGGTTACATCTAGAGGTTTAATTTCAGTGGAAAACTTAACTAAAGATGATTATATCATCTTACAAGCACCTGCAAGTAATGCAGCAGCATTTTTAAGTAACACTGAAGTCAAAATAAAAGCTGGAGATTTAAACTTTAACGGCATGTGGGGACAACCAAATATGTATTATTCTGGAATCGTTTGGTGTCCTAAAACATTAAAAGGCTCTTGGGTAGCTCGACGGAATAGCACAATATTCCTCACTGGAAACACATATAATGACGAAATGCAAGGCCAAGCTTTGCTACAGTTGAGTCAGATTGGGTTGCAGTTTGATGAAAGTCGCAGTGAAAACCCTTTTGCTTATTATACATCAGCAGTACAGAACTCATTTACTCGCATACTGAATACAGAAAAGCGCAACCAAAACATTCGTGATGATTTATTGATCATGCATGGTTCAACACCCAGTTATACTCGACAAACTGAACACGAAATAGCTCAAAAAACAGCTGAATAACATTATCTAGAGTTTGATTATTGTGTCAGCATAAGCTACTATCTGTAGCTATGACACATCGCATCCCCAATCTTGACCGCATTGCAGCTTTCACTGACATTCATTTTGGAATGAAAAACAACAGTCGTGAGCATAACATGCAATGTGAACAGTTTTTGTTATGGTTTATCAATCAAGCTCAACAACAGGGTATAAAAACTTGTGTGTTTCTAGGTGACTGGCACCATGTTCGCAGTGCTATTAACATATCCACACTGAACTACAGTGTTGCCGGACTAAGGCTGCTTAGTGCAGCATTTGACGACGTGTTTTTTATCATTGGCAACCACGATTTGTATTTTAGAGACAAACTGGAAATCCACAGTATTCCCTACATTAGTGAATTTTCCAACATTCATCTTGTTGACAAAATCACCCAAGTGGGTGATCATGCATTTGTTCCTTGGTTAGTAGGCGATGAATGGAAAAAGGTTCAAGATATAAAAGAACCTTATATTTGGGGACATTTTGAGCTACCCAAGTTCAAAATGAATGCCATGGTGGAAATGCCTGACCACGGCGAACTCAACAGCAGTCACTTTCACAAACAAAAAATGGTGTTTAGTGGTCATTTTCACAAACGTCAAGTTCAAGGCAATGTTCATTACATTGGCAATGCTTTTCCTCACAACTACAGTGATGTGTGGGACGATGATCGTGGCATGATGTTTTGGGAAAAAAACGCACAGCCTAGATATGTCAGCTGGCCTCAAGCACCCCGGTATCGTGTGTTGACTTTGCAAGATCTACTTTATGATCCTCAACGTCATTTACAACCTGCACATAATGTACGTGTGCAAATACCTCAAGACACTGACTATCTTGACATGACTTTCCTACGTGAAGTCTTGCAAGCAGCTTGGCCAGTTCATGAACTGGCCTTTCAAACTGCTGTGGGAACAGAAGTTGCTGAACTTCAAGATCAAGACATTGACTTTCAAAGTGTTGACACCATTGTTATCAGTCACTTAAACAGTATTGAAAGCAAAACTATTGATTGCAAAAAACTAGTGGAAATTTATCAGAGTCTCTAATGCTGAAATATCACAATGTGGAAATACGCAACTTTCTCAGTGTTGGGAATGTTGTTCAAACAGTGGACTTGACTCGCAGCGGATTTACTCTTGTATTAGGTGAAAATCTTGACATGGGCGGGCAGGGAAATCGCAATGGCGTAGGCAAAACAACTTTGCTTAATGCTATCAGCTATGCTTTATATGGCCAAGCTTTGAGTAATATCAAAAAAGACAACTTGGTGAATCGAGTAAATGCCAAAAACATGAGTGTGTGTTTGGAATTCAGCAAGGACAGCCAAACTTATCGCATAGAGCGTGGCCGCCGCCCGGCATTTTTTAGATTTTTTGTAAATGATAGTGTAGTCAACAATCCCGATACTGATGAAGCTCAAGGTGAAAATCGCGAAACACAAAAACAAGTGGAAGCTGTGCTGGGCATGAGTCACACAATGTTTTGCAACATTGTGGCTTTGAACACATACACACTACCGTTTTTAAGTCAAGGTGCTGGCAGACAACGCGAAATCATCGAAGAGCTTCTAATGATTACCATGCTAAGCACCAAAGCTGAAACTCTTCGTGAACGTATAAAAGACACACGCATACAACAAGATCAAGAAGATCTCAAAATCAAAACAATTGAAGCCAGTAACGAAAAAATCACTCGCACATTATCTGATCTCAATACACGAAGTGAAAAGTGGCAGCAGCAACATCAACAAAAAATATCCGACATACAACAAGCTTTAGACAGCATGAAGCAACTGGATATTGATCGTGAAATACAAGCACATAGAGACCGTGGGGATCTTGACAAGCTTAAATCTGCACGACAGGAACAGCAGCGTTTGCTTGCAGGAAAAAATCGCCTGCGTGTTAGCTTGCAAGCACAGTTGGAGAAAAACATGGACAACTACCGTCGAGCACTGAATGCTGAATGCCCCATGTGTCAACAAGGTCTCAGCGACCACAATCATACTAAAATTTTAACCAGTCTTGAGCAACAAATATTGCAGTTGGATCAACAACTGCAACCCCTAAATGATGAAATAGCCCAGCATCAAGAATACATCCAAGAGCTGGAACAAGCTGAAAACATATTTGATATACCTGAAACACTGTATGGCAATCTTGAGCAAGCCCTGGGCCATTTAAACAGCATGGAAAATCTTCAACAGGAACTTGCTAGGTTGCAACAGGATGCCAATCCTTATGTTGATCAACAATTGAGTTTAACCTCTACATTGCAGACAGTAGATCATCAAACTCTAAATCAGCTCAACAGTCAACGTGAACACCAAGAGTTCTTGCTCAAACTGCTTACCAACAAAGAAAGTTTTATCCGCAAAAAGATTATTGATCAAAACCTTGCCTACCTCAATACTAGGTTGCAGGACTATCTCAATCGTGTGGGACTTCCACACCAAGTGAAATTTCTAAATGATCTTGGCGTAGAGATCACACACTTGGGAACAGAAATGGATTTTGATCAACTCAGTCGTGGTGAACGAACACGACTGATACTGAGTTTGAGTTGGAGTTTCCGTGATATTTGGGAAAACAACAATCAACCCATTAACTTGATTTTTGTTGATGAGCTATTAGATCAAGGACTAGATCCTCAAGGATTGGAAAAAAGTGTAGAGATTCTCAAAGCACACAGTAGAGACAGGCATAAAAATGTCTTTTTGGTCAGTCATAGAGAAGAGCTAGTAACAAGAGTCAGCAACGTGCTTACTGTTGTAAAAGAAGACAACTTCTCTAGATTTGAATGGGGTTACGAACCTTGAGTGAATGTGATTTCACGGATTTTATCACGATTGACTGTGAACAAGTCATGGAAATCACAAACCACATAATCATGATATCTTGCATGGTTGCCTACAGTTAGTTCAGGCAACCATTTTTTATGAAATACTGCAAAACTACCTTGCCTGTTGATGCGAAATACTACCAAACTGAAATCTCGACTTGTGATGTTTTCTTCCAGTTGTTTGATCCAACCATCAAGCAGGGGTATTTTGTCATTTTTAAGAAGTTTGCTGAAAGGGAATTCTTTATAGAACTTGCTTTCTATAACCAAGCCTCTCATATCACTGGGCGGAATAATATCAGCACGAAAGCTAGCTATTTGTCCACTGTCCATTAATTGTTGACGATGATGGTTCGCACCTCCTAAAAATGCTCCGCTGTTGGGAACACGAATGAACTTGGCTTGATATAGTTCTGTTAAGAAACTAGCAATCATGCGTTCGCCTGTATTGCCTTTGTTTTTACCTGCACTGGGCATGTTTTTTCACCTAAAAAAATATTTAAGCTTGTTGACAAACTTACAAGAACATACAATAATGACTACAGGAATCGCAATAAACATGAGTCATTCAGCATATAACCGCAACAACACTTGGCAAAAGACTTTTGAGCTTACAGCTACAGAAAGTCAAGCTAAAACTCTTGGTCATTTTATCAAAAATGAGCTAGCTTATTATCAAGCTTTGAGCCACATGCTGGGAGTGCGCATGCGGGCTTTTCCAGAAGATTTCGTGCAAGTTAGCACAAACTTGCGCACATTATGGTTGTTTGCTGCACAGTTTAGCATCAACAGCGACAAACTTAAAGCGCAGCCACGCAAGACTTGGCCACAACAGATTGAGCATTGCTGGTCAGTTGCTTATGATAACAAAAACAAGTGGCATCTGTCATCTGGAGCAACTAGTGTAATGAACATACTTGCTACACCATGCCACTTGCATCCAGATGTTCGTCGTAACATGGCAGAAGAAATACTCAATCAAATCTGTCATCAAGCTGACATTTTACATGCTGCACAAAAGACCGAAGAGCTGCGCACACCTGTACAAACTCTACCGCAACATGAATGGAGCACCAAGCGACATGTGCAAATTCCACGACATTTAGTTAAGATTGCATTTAATGCTGTGGAAAATCGTAGTGAAATCACTATTCCCTATTGCCGTGATCCACTATTGCTGAATGAACAAAATATTCAAGACAGTCGCTGGGATATTTTGGTAGTAAGCCAAGTGAATCAGGACTTCACAAACGATGAAAACTTGCAAATCTCTTTGAGAACAACTAAAGATAGATATCTCGTAAAGTATAGAGACGAAAATAAGAAATCTTGGGCACAATCTAGAAAAATCACACCAGGCACAAAATAGGCACCTTTAGGCACCAAAACTTCTCAAGTCCACATACTGGCAACATAAGTGACGATATCAGTTCGTTAGTGCCCAAGGATAGAAATATCACACTGCACTCCAAGGTCAATAACTTGACTACGCCTTGGCCAGAAAAAGTAAAGCGAAAGGATCACAGCTCTGAGAGACATCTCATCTGTGATGTCGTTGTTGGTGGCTGAATATCAACAACGACAGCTTGGACAACCATAACCGCGTGGATTGGTAACACAATCAAAGTCCGCATCTACAAGCAGGGAATTAGGCACGCCGCCCGCTGCTCTAGGACAGAGCTAGGATGTATTTCAGCATGGTGGAGCAACTCACATGATGCTTCAAGACCCATGATTTTTCCGGGTCGGGAAAATCATGGCATCACAATCTACATGAGTGCTAAAGAACACATAACTGATTCATAATCACTATGATAAAACGACTACATGCGCAAGCATGTTGTCAGTGGTTGTGCTTGTCACAACCACTTTAAACCTTGATAAAGTTCATAAAAACTTGATGTATCACCGACAACTTACATAGTTTGTTGTGATTTATTGGGATTCATGGCTTTATAATGATCCTCAATAACTTTAATCATGACTTTACGTTGGTTATGTGTCAACAACCAAGCATCATTGTAGTTCAAACCACCATTCATGTAATAGACTAAAGTTGCTATATCTTTTTCAATGGTATGTGTGTTTTTGCTCATGCCCCCAAGCATGTCTTGGATCAACTCTGGATCCCCGCTTAGGAGCGTTTGACGAAAAAACTTATGGGATCATAGCTGACAAGAGTTTCCCAAGAGTGGTTACAGCTGGGGCATTCTACATTAATGGATTTATTAGGTCCACATTTGTTTAGTTGATCAACTGCTGCAATAATACTTTCTGCTTGTGCTCGTGGAGCAGATTGCAACCACTCAATTATGTAAGCTTGATTTGTTACAACTTCACCTGTGTTGAGTATTTTCACATGTGTGATACTTGCACTTACTAGTTGGATTGTCATTTGGCTGATATTATCAATAGCCTGTGCCATGACTTCAGCTTTGACTAGATCATCACTTTCGGGATTTAGTGTGTCCCATTGCCGTATTGCACGTTCTTCCTGATACTCTCTCTGAATGAACTTGCTGCGTTGTTGAAAATCGTAAGGTTTCACATGTACTTCCAAAGTTTGATCAATAACCACTACACCATCTTGGTGTTCTATCATGGTTTGTCTTTCCAAAATTGGTTGGCATTGCAAGTCCCAACTACAGTCATGTCCACATTTTGGGCATTCACGATTTATTTCAATAGTGCCATCACCGCTTGCTAGCTTCATGCCCACAAAAATAGCTTCAAGATCTGGTGTTACCAGTGCATTGATGTTGTGAACATCTGGCACACAGTTGGCTATGACTTTGCGCAAAGCTTCGCCATTTAACATGGCATCAGGTGTGTTTAGCAGCACATCATCTCTTGCTGTCATGCCATAAATGGCTAGTTCATTGTCTGCTGTCAACGTTATATCTTGCGGTTTATACCAACGTCCTTGACTAGGCAGGGAAATATAAACTTGTGGTTTGCGGAAGTAAGGTTCAAGTGGGTTCATTGCGGAGAAATACATCCATAAATATGTAAAATATTTATTGTGTTAATTCTGTAAAGTGATAAAAAATGTCTGGAACAAATGCTGGAGTAAGTGCTGACAAACCATTATATGTTGCTATAGGTAACTCAGGGAATGTTGGCTGGGCAAGGGAAGCGACTCTTCAAAAGATCCTAACAGCATTAGATCCCAAGCGCAAAGGTGAGACAGAACAGGAAATCCCAAAAGCTTTAGAGGAGAACAGTAAACAGCTAAAAGATAACTCAGAAAAAACCCGGTATTATCTGCAACAAGCTGGACAAGTTTGGAAATCAGCTTTAACGGAAGGGATACAAGGCGGACAAGGACTTTTTACTAACATAAGTCAGAGTACAAAATTACTTGCTCAAGACTTTGAGGAACAAGGCAAAGCAAACAAGCTAGCAATAAGTGGTTTGCAACGATTTGCAACAGTTGCAGCTTTAGCAAGTAAAAGCTTGGAAAAGCTAATAGAAGCAGACAAAATCTTTAGTGATTTGTATGAAACTGGTGTTAGACTGCAGGGCGGTATTAATGGACTGATAACAGGCAGTAACACAGCTAGGTTAAGTGTACAAGAGTTTGGTTCATTAGCCGCAAAAAACAGCACTGTATTTGCACAGCTTGGTGGTCGTGATGTCCCCAAGTTAATTAAAACATTTCAGGATAGCAGCAGGTTAGGTGGTGAATATCTCTTAAGTTTGCAAGACGGGGCTGAAATGTTCTTGCAAACTGTTGATATCTATCAACAAGCTGGCGTAGCAGGACGAGTAAACAATCAACAACTTGTTGCTAGCAGTCAAGGACTTATAACCCAGTTTGGTAAAGTAAGTGAAGCCACAGGACTTAGTAGAAAATCGCTGTTGGAATTTGTTGCCAGTATTACCAAAACTGGTAGTTCCTATTTGCTATTGAGTACTATGAGTGCAAAAGCTGGTGAAAACTTAATTGCTGCTACAGCACAGTTAGCCAAATTTGGTCAGCAAGGTGGCAAGCTTTTAGCAGACAACATACAGAAATATTTTGCTGGTTCTAATACATTTGGTTTGCTTGATGAAAGCATGCAACATTTGATTAGCACAGTACCTGGACTTGGCGGGGCATTTGCTAATCTAGCAGAAGCCAGTGTTAAAGGTGGAGAAGAATATGAAGATGCACAAAAGCAATTTGCCAAAACACTAATCGCTGCTCCAGAATCTTTGCGTCGTCAACTGCTAGCAGCTATGCCTGAATTAGCAGGAACTCTTGGTGATCTTATAAAGAATGCCAAAGCTGTTGAAACAGCTGAAGCTGACAAACTTAAACAAATGGAAGAAGAAGCTTCTAGGCGCGGGCTTACTATGGAACAGCTTAAAGCAGAGCGGCTTGAGCAAGCTCAAGCCGATGCTAAACGTAAAGAAGTTCTAAACAAGCTGACAAACGCTTTTAATCAGCTTAATAATGAAATATTCAGAAGCTTTGCAAGCTTGGGAAATTATTTAACTCCACTTTTTGATGGTTTAGCAACCGGCATTACATTTGTAACCAATGCGTTTCAAGACCTAGACAAGTTAATCAGTCCCGGCGGGCAAGGCGGAATAATTGGACCAATAATCGCTTTGGGTACAGCTTTAGGTGGGGTTGCGTTAGTAGCAAAAGGCATAAAAGGTCTGTGGGGACGATTTAGATTACCTGGTGAAGCACCAGGGCTTCCAGGAATGGGTCGCGGACAATCAGCTAGCGCACCACTTTTTGTTAGTTTAGTAGGTGGAATGCCAGGAGCAGCGCCAGCAATACCAGGCATGGGAGGTGCTCCAGGCACTCCTGGCGCTGGAGGTAGAACTGGAGGTAGATTTGGTCGTTTAGCTGGCATGTTGGGCCGAGGCAGTATTGGAGGCTTAATAGCAGGCGCAGCATTGGGCGGAGTTGGGTCACTTGCAACAGGCGCAGGCTATAATAAAACAGGCGCTGGTATTGATATTTTAGGTCAAGCAGCAGGACTAGCTGGAACCGGTGCAATGTTGGGGTCATTTTTAGGACCTGGCGGAACATTAGTAGGTGGGGCTTTAGGTGGTTTAGCTGGGGCAGGCATGGGCTTGTATCAAAACTGGGGCACTTTATTTGGGCAGCAAGGTGGAGCAGCTGAAAGATCACCTGAACAAGCAGCAGGACAACTGGGCTTTCTAGAGCAAATTGATCAAATGTTGGAAAATCGCCAAGGACTTAACTTGCAATATACTGAAACTGGTCAAGCTTTACGAGACTTCAGCGGAGGATATCGTGAAATGATAAGTGCGCTGAATGTAACTCCTGCTGCCGGTAGTTTGGATTCTTTAGGTCGTATATTAAGTTCTATTAGTGGTGGTGCAGCCCCAGCAACTGCCCCAGAATATCAAGCTATGAATAGCGATTGGCAAGATAGAACATTGAATATTTGGTCTAACATACGCGAACTTAATGAAAATATGAAAGATTTATTGAGTTCCATGAATACAAATATAGCCACTTTAGTTACTGATAGACCTGTTCAAGGTGCAGGATTATCTCAAACTTAAAGTATCTTGGCATGTGGTTTCTACCATAAATATTGTGTAAAAATCAGGAACTAGAATGTCTTCTTGGAAAAAATACTTTAGCGCCGTGCCTAATTCTACAAGAACTGCTCGTGAAGTTGGTAACTCTACTAGTGGGCAAGGAGGTACCAGCGGCAAATACAGTAGTTTTTTGCCAGAGGTGTACAGTGGTGCTCCTAACCGAGTAGAACGTTACATACAGTATGAGCAAATGGATTTAGATAGTGAAATCAGCAAAGCACTTGATGTAATAAGCGATTTTTCCACACAAAACTTTGAAAATGACAGCGATCCATTTGACATAGTATATCACGATGAGTTGACAGATACAGAAATAAGTTTGTTAAAAGACAGCTTGCGGCAATGGTGCAGTTTGAACAAATGGCAGCAACGTCTTTGGCGAGCTTTTAGAAATGTCATCAAGTATGGCGATCAGATTTACATACGCGATCCCGAAACATTTGAACTTATTTGGGTTGATCCCACAAAAGTAGAAAAGATTATAGTAAACGAAAACCGCGGCAAAGACATTGAACAATACGTTATTCGTGACATTGATTTAAACTTGCAAAGCATGGTTGCAACCAGCATGTTGGTTCACGATCAATACAGCTTTCCTGGTGGCTATCCACGAAGTTCTAATCCCGCAGCAGGCGCAGGAACAGTAAACTATGGTGTAGCTACCAGTCCTGGAAGCAGAAACAGTCGTTTCAACTTGCCAGAAAACAACTATGCTATTGATGGCACCCACGTGGTGCATCTAAGCCTCAGCGAGGGCATGGACAGCCAATGGCCTTTTGGCACAAGCATATTGGAAAGCATTTACAAAGTTTACAAGCAAAAAGACTTGCTTGAGGACAGCATTATTATCTATCGCATAGTTCGAGCACCTGAACGTAGAATATTTTACATTGATGTGGGCAATCTCAGCGGTCCGCGTGCCATGCAATATGTGGAACGTATAAAAAACGAAATTTATCAGCGTAGGATACCCAATAGAACAGGTGGTGGACAAAGCATACTAGACGCTGCTTATAGTCCTATTGCCATAAACGAAGATTTCTTTTTAGCACAAAATGCAGAAGGCAAAGGGTCACGTATTGACACTTTGCCTGGTGGTGAAAACCTCGGGCAGATTGATGATTTAAAATATTTCAACAACAAAATGATACGTGGCTTGGGTATTCCCAGCAGCTATTTGCCCACAGGGCCTGAAGATGGAACAACTGTATTCAGCGACGGCAAAATAGGCACAGCATTTGTTCAAGAATATCGGTTCACCAAATATTGTCAACGGTTGCAAAACTTGATTGCTCCTGTTTTAGATCGGGAGTTTAAGTTATTTCTTAAACATCGCGGCATTGAAATCGCCAGTAACTTGTTTGATTTACAGTTTTGGGAACCTCAAAGCTTTAGTGATTATCGTCGCATACAAAAAGAAAGTGAACAAATCAACTTGTTTACAAGCATCATGGGCAGTGAAGCTAATCGTTATATTAGCAAACGATATGCACTCATGCGTTATTTGGGATGGACTGAAGAGGATCTAATTGAAAATGAACGTCGTTTCCAAGAAGAAAATGCTGACAAAGTAAAAGCCAAAACAGGCAAAGCACCAAGCGATGAAAGCAATGTTGATCTAGCAAGCGTGGGTATACGTGATACGTCAGGTTTTGAAGAGCCAGGACTGCCGCCTGAAGTTGGAGGAGAAGCACCTCCTGGTGAGCCTGCTGCACCAGAGGCTGCTCCCCCTGCCCCCGCTGCCCCACCCGAAGCCCCAGGAGTTTAACCATGCAAGCACAAGAAATTGGTTACACAGACATTAGTCAAGACCAATACAGCCAACGTCAAATAAAAGATAGTAGGAAACCCAAAATTACTTTAGCGCATTTAAATCGTTTGAAAAAAATGCGGGCTGCAAGGGATTTAGAAACATTAATGAAACAAGATTTACTTCAACTAATGTATGGTGCACCGCAAGAAGAAGGCGGAGGCATGGGCATCTAACATGGTTTACAACATTTATGTTGCAGGTAAAGGCAATGTTACTCTGCAAGACAGTCAATTAAATACCACAGCAACTAGCCTTGCACTTCCTGGTAGAAATCTCAGCAACTATGGTCTTAGTTTAAACCAAAACTTAGTTAACTTGCTGCAAAACTTTGCAGGTATCAGTCAACCAGCTAATGCTCAACAAGGTCAACTATGGTATGAAACAACTACTCAAGAGTTGAAAATATGGACAGGTAGCACATGGTCCATTATTACGCCCGCTGCTAACAGCAATGCAGGTAGTCATAGTATTGTTATAACCGTGGGGTTAGTTGATTATTACATCACAATTATTTTAAGCAACGCACAAATCGTTGCTGCATTTAGTGAAAGAGTATTTGTCCCTGCGGAACTGCCTTCAGTAGTTACTATAGGCAGCATTACATATGATTTGTCAAGCCGTTTCCCAAATGGTCTTGTGCAAGGATTAACCATGGCACAAGAGGCAGGTAATGTGTTTGTTGTAGCTGGGCGAGCTAGCAGTGCAGATGTTTTAACAACTCCTAGATCCATCAACATAACAGGAGACGCCTTAGGTACAGCTTTATTTGATGGCAGTCAAAATATCAATATTGCTGTCGCTTTCAGCAACGTCAACGTTGCAGGAAGTTATAGTAAAGTCACTGTTGATAACAGTGGTCGTGTAGTATCTGGAAATGTCAATCTTGGAAACGTTGATATCACAACAGCATTGGGCTATACGCCTTTGGCAAGTGTGACACTTTCAGGCGCAGCAAATGTCACAACAGCAGTTACTGACGGGGCTACAGTTGATTTAACAGTTACTCTAGCAGATTCAGGAGTAATAGCTGGAACTTATAACAGCGTTACAGTTAACAGTAAAGGGCTAGTAACACAAGGTGTTGTAAGCTTAGATATGCCTTTATACAGTATCATACTATGGCCGCAAACATATCCAATACCCAGTAACTTCGCAGCTTGTAATGGTCAAACTGTAACAGGTGCCGGAGGAGTTTCTATAACAACACCAGATTTGAGAACATATACTCAAGGTCCTACAACATATATTCAGAGAATTAGTTAAAATTTGTAGTTTTTTTGTGATTTTCACGCACACGGTGTAAATATCGTTGAGTCTGTAAGCTTTTTAACAAGGAGCATGAAATGAGTAAAACAAAGTTAGAGAAGGTTTTAGAACACCTTCTGAATAATGAAGAGGGTCAAGCAAAAGCCCTTTTGCATCAAATCTTTATCGAAAAAGCTCGTGCTATTCATGAAGAACTGATGACACATGAAGAAGACGACATGATGGAAGTTGGTGGCAGTGGTGACCAAGGCGAAGACTTCATGCATGACGTTGAAGAAATGTCTGACGATATTGCCGATCATGATGAAGAAATTGAATT